TTAGGATTTGATGGCGTAGTCATGGATGAGTTTGCTCTCATGTCTCCTCGTACCTGGACTGAAATTATTAGACCTGCTGTATCTGACAAACTTGGATTTGTTATCTTCATTGGAACACCTATGGGGCATAATCAGTTCTGGGAAGTATTTGATTTTGCAAAACGTACTGATAGTAAAGATTGGTACGGATGTATGTACAGATCATCTGATACAAATGTTATTCCTGAATGGGAGTTGGAAGATGCTAAACGCACTATGCCAGACTCACAATTTGAACAAGAGTATGAATGCTCATTCAATGCTGCTGTCCAGGGCGCTTATTATGGAGCGTTAATGGAGCAAGCAGAAAAACAAAAACGTATAGGTGATGTACCATACGATCCTACAGTTGATGTAGAAACATGGTGGGATTTAGGTATTGGAGACTCTACTGCAATTTGGTTTGCACAGAGAGTTAATAATGAAGTTAGATTAATTGATTACTATGAAACTAATGGTGAATCATTAGCGTATTATGTAAGTAAGTTAAATGAGAAACCATATAACTATGGCGCTCATATAGCACCACACGATATTGTAACTAGGGAACTAGGAACAGGTAAATCTAGATTAGAAGTAGCTGCAGAGTTAGGATTAAACTTTGAAGTAGCTCCTAAACTAGAAGTAGATCACGGAATAGAATCCGTAAGAAACACATTACCTAATTGTTGGTTTGATAGAATAAGATGCAAACAAGGTATCGAAGCTCTCAAACAATACAAAAAGGTATTTGATGATAAGAACCAAGTCTTTAAAAATAAACCACATCATAACTGGGCATCACACGGATCAGATGCATTTAGATATGGATGTGTAGGCGAAGCGCCTGAAAGATCAGATTGGGCTAAAGATATTAACGTAGATACAAGGTATATAATTTAATGGCAAAATCTCCTGCATGGCAACGTAAAGAAGGTAAAAATCCTTCTGGTGGTTTAAATAAAAAAGGTGTAGCATCTTACAGAAGAGCTAATCCAGGAAGTAAACTTAAGACTGCTGTAACTACAAAACCAAGTAAATTAAAAAAAGGATCTAAAGCTGCTAAACGAAGAAAATCATTTTGTGCAAGAATGAAGGGTATGAAAAAAAGATTAACTTCTGCTAAAACTGCAAGAGATCCTAATTCAAGAATAAATAAATCATTAAGAAAATGGAACTGCTAAATGGATGAACATAAGTTAAAAGCGTTAATTGCTTCTGAGATACAAACCTCAATGGGTTATCTTGGTGGTGAATTAACAGAACAAAGAACTAAGTCTTTAGAATACTATTTTGGTGAACCATTTGGTAATGAACAAGATGGTAGATCACAAGTAATTAGCACAGATGTTGCTGATACTATTGAATCTATATTACCTACAATAATGAGAACATTTACTGCATCACCTAAAGCAGTACAATGTGTTGGTAATAAGCCAGGTGATGAAGCTGCTGCAAAACAAGCAACTGATTATTTAAACCATGTGTTTTATAAAGATAATCCAGGCTTTACATTAATGTACACATTCTTCAAAGATGCTCTATTGCAAAAGAATGGTATTATGAAAATCTTTTGGGATGATTCATTAGATGTAGAAAGATCTACATATGAAGGATTAACTGATGATGAGTTTGCTATGTTAGTAGCTGATCCTGAAGTAAAAGTATTAGAACATACCGAGTACGATATTGATGATGAAGAAGCTTTAAAAGAAGCTGCAGATTTTATTGAAGCACAAGGCATGCCAGCTGGTGTACAGTCAAGTGGCAAAATGCATGATGTTGTTGTCAATAGAATGAATAAAAAAGGACAAGTACGAATAGAGAACGTACCACCTGAAGAGTTTCTAATAGCTCGTAATGCTAAGACAATAGAAGAAGCTCATTTTACAGCACATAGAAAATATATTACACGATCAGAACTTGTTGAAATGGGTTTTGATGCAGAAGAGGTAAAAGGTTTACCTACTGATAATGATCAAAGATATAGTGAAGAAAGAACAACTAGATATGAAGATTTAGATTATAATTCATTGAATCGTCATACAACGTCTGATACTGCAAACGACCAAATACTTATTTACGAATGCTATATCAAACTTGATGAAGATGAAGATGGAATTGCGGAATTGCGTAAGGTAACTGTAGCAGGTGATAGCTCATATAAGATTTTAGACAATGTGCCTTTTGACAGACAACCCTTCGTAAGTGTTACACCTATTCTAGTACCACACCGCTTTTATGGGCGTTCTGTATCAGAGCTTGTAGAGGATGTTCAATTAGTTAAGTCAACTATTATGCGACAGTTATTAGATAACATGTATCTTACTAATAACAATCGTGTAGCAGTAATGGATGGACAAGTAAACATTGATGACTTGCTAACTAATAGACCTGGTGGAATTGTTAGAACTAAACAACCACCACAATCAGTAATACAACCATTACAATCACAACCTCTTAATCAACAAGCTATGCCATTATTGGAATACTTAGATGTAGTGCGAGAGCAAAGAACAGGTATTACTAGATACTCACAAGGTATGGATGCAGACTCATTAAATAAAACTGCATCAGGTATAAATCAGATATTAACACAAGCACAATTAAGAGTGGAGCTGATTTGTCGAGTTTTTGCTGAAACAGGTGTCAAGGAGTTATTTAAAAAACTTCTAGAGACTGTAATCAAGCATGAAACTAAAGAAAAAATTATTCGTGTAAACGAACAGTACGTTACTATGATGCCTATGGAATGGATCAATAGATGTAACGTAGATATTCAAGTAGGACTTGGAACAGGTAGTAAAGAACAAGAACTTGTTATTCTTAACAATATATTGGAAAGACAACTACAAGCAATTAACTTACAGAAATCTGCTGCTGGTCCAATGGTGAATTTAAGAAATGTACACAATACATTAACTAAACTAGTGGAAGCTGCAGGACTGAAAAATGTTGAAACATACTTTACAGATCCTATTGTAGGTGCATCGCAAATGCCACCTCCACAACAACCACCACCTACAGAATTTGAAAAGGTTACACTTGCACAAGTACAAGGAGAAAATCAGCGTAAAATCCTTGATATGCAAGTGAAAGAGAAAGAACTAGATCTCAAAACACAACAAATGGTGTTAGAGTTTGAGACTAGAATAAAAGAGTTAGAAGCTAAATATCAGGTACAATTTGACTCTAATGCTATTAAGCGTGAAGCTATGGCTCCTAAAAGTGATGGACAAACACCACAACTAGGTGATATAGGTGAAGAAACACAAAGACAGCAACAAACTTTCTTTAACCCTAATAACTCTAGATGAATGAAAACGATTTACTAAGAGAACAAGATAAAGGCAATAGAGCCAAAACCATATTAGAAGATAGTCTATTTATTGAATCATTTAGTACTCTCAAAGAGATGTATGAAAAAGATATGATAAATACTTCTTACAAAGATTCAGAAGCTAGAACAGCTCTCTGGGTAGCCTGGCATCAGTTAGATAAGGTTAAATCCCACCTGACTGAAATTATGAATACAGGCAAACTTGCTAGTAAACAACTGCAAGATCTTAAAAACCTAAAATAGGAGGACATATATGTCTGATGCTGAACAGCAGCCAACCACAGTAAGTGGAGCTGCAGATACTATAAAGGGCTTGTTGAACCAATCAGCTGATACTCAACCTGCACCAACTGAGACCGAATCGGTTACAGAAGAAACATTAACGCAAGCTGAAGAGCATGTAGAACGAACAACAAGACAAACTACAAGAGAAGCTCCCAGTACCGTTCCTGAAGAAAATGCTTTGTCTGAAGAAAATAATGAATCAGTTGAATCTGACATTGTAGAAACTACAGAGTCATCTGAGGAACCCATATTCCCTGTTGTAATAGACGGACAAAAATATGAGGTCAACCATCAAGAACTCATCAATGGATATCAACGACAAGCAGATTATTCTCGTAAAACAGAAGAACTATCTATCGAGCGAAAACAGCAAGAAGATCAGATCCTTCGTGAACGAGAAACTGTTCAAACACAAATGGCTAATTTACATTCACTTGAACAATCACTTAGATCCCAATTAGACTCTGAATTACAGAGTATTGATTTTGATAGAATGTATGACGAAGATCCTGTACAGGCATCACGCCTTCAGTATCAAATGCAGAAAAGACAAAAAGATCTTGAAGCAACTCGCATGCAACTTCAACAACAACAACAAACTGAATACGCTAAGTATGTAGCAGAACAAGAAAAACAGATGTTTATTAAAATGCCTGAAATGAAAGATGCTTCAAAGTCTGTTGAGATTAGACAAAATATGAAAACATATTTATCTGATCAAGGTTATATGGATCAAGAGATTGCAGGATTAACAGATCACAGAATGTTATTAATATTAAAAGATGCAATGGCATACAGACGACTACAGAAATCTAAACCTGGTGTTGTCAAAAAAGTAGCTGATGCTCCTAAAGTATTAAGACCTGGAACTGCTAAAACAAAAGGTGAACGTAGAGATATGGCTATGAGTGATAGTAAAAAACGCCTAGCTCAAACAGGAAGGTGGCAAGATGCTGCCCATGTGTTTAGGCAAGGTATATCAACAAAATCATAACATAATATAAGGAGACCTTAAATGGCACAACCAACCAACTTGTATGATACTTATGACACTACAGGTATCCGAGAAGATTTGGCTGACGTAATATATAATATTGCACCGTCAGATACACCAATCCTTTCGGCTATTCCTAGAGCTGTCGCAACATCTACAGCCCACGAATGGCAAACTGACACACTAGCTGCTCCTGCTGCTAATGCTGTTATTGAAGGTGACGAAGCAACTACAGATGCTATGGTAGCAACTGCAAGACTTAAGAACTTTACACAAATCATGGATAAAGTAATCTCAATATCTGGAACTCAAGGAGCTGTTGATGCAGCTGGTAGAGCGGATGAGATGGCTTACCAAATCGCTAAAAAATCCAAAGAACTTAAAAAAGATATGGAATTCGCTTTAATTAAAGAGAACGTATCTGTTGCTGGTTCTGCAACTGCAGCTAGAGAAATCGGCTCATTTGCTACTTGGATTGCAACAAACGGTGATGCAGCTGGTGCTTTATCTACTGGCTTTAACTCATCAACTGGCTTAACTGCTGCACCTACAGGTGGAACTGACAGAGACCTTACAGAAACTATTCTAAAGACTGTAATTCAAGAAGTTTACACTGCTGGTGGAGACCTTGATATGTTAGTAGTACCACCTTCTGTTAAACAAGTAATATCTGGATTCAATGCGAACACAACTCGTTTTGGTCCTGCTGAAGCAAGAACTGAATACGCAGCAATTGACGTATACAGCTCAGATTTCGGTGATATTAACATTGTTCCTAACAGAGTAATGGCAACTACAAATGACAAAGCTTGTTTCTTAATCCAAAGCGACATGGTCGCAGCGGCTTATTTAAGAGATTTCCAAATGAGTGAACTAGCAAAAACTGGTGACTCAGACAGAATGCAACTATTAGTTGAATGGACTCTTGAAATGAGAAATGAAGCGGCACACGGTGTCATTTTAGATATCAACCAATAAGAGTAACTAGGGGGAGGCTTTATGCCTCCCTCTTTTATTAAGGATAAATTATGTATTACAAATTAAGTGGAGTAGTTCAAAAAGTAGACTACACAGGAACAGCTGCAAATAGTGCTGCTATTTCAGATCAAGTAAGATATGTTAGATTATATGCAACTACAGATTGTTTTATTACAATTAGTAATCCTGCTGTAACTGCTACAACTGCTAAAACACCTTTAGCTGCAAAGGACTATGAAGTATTTAAAGTAACTGCAGGTAATGTTATATCTGCTATTAAATTATCAGATAATGGTTCATTGTATATTTCAGAGTTAACGGAGTAGATATGACAACAAATAAAAGTCCAAGTACATTTAAAGTAAATATTAATCATACAGTAGCTGTTGCTGATTCTTCTGCTGCTAATAGTTCAGCATTTAATAGTGAGACTAGAGAAGTTAGAATTGTCTGTACTGTAGATGCTTATGTAGAGTTTGGTGCATCACCAACTGCTACATCATCAAGTTTAATTATACCTGCCTATACACCTGAATATTTTAGAGTTGCACCTGCTACTAAAGTAGCATTCCTAAGAGTAGGAGCTGTTACTGGTACTGCAAGAGTTACAGAATTAACACAGTAAATGTTAAAGTTTTCTATTAGAGGACAAGATCGTTATAGAGATCGTAGAACAGATGTTCCTAATGAAGTTTTACAATTAGAAAATAGAACATATTTATTAATGGAAGAAGGATCTAAC